CTTATTTTATTTCTACAAGAAAGAGAGGAATCACTATGAATAAGAACAAGCCAGACATGAACTACAAGACAACCGTACCTTATGGCCCCGCAACCGGAAAAGAGGATCCCGGCAGACAGCCAGTGATCGACAGCACGCCGTACGAGGGAGACCGCGGCCCCGATCACAGACAGTTTAAGCCAGGGCATGTACCGGGAGGTCCGGGGCACAAGGACTGCGAGCATGAATAACTGACAGGAGGGCTTACATATGCCTACAGATGTAATGGTGGCTCTGATCGGCCTGGGAGGCAGTGCAATCGGTACATTCGCCGGCGTGTTCGCGTCAGCGAAACTGACCGCCTACCGACTGGAGCAGCTGGAAAAAAAGGTAGACAAGCATAACACGGTGATTGAGCGGACCTATAAACTGGAGGAGACACAGGCAGTTATACAGGAACAGATTAAGGTCGTCAATCACAGAATTAGTGATCTGGAAAGAGAGGAATAATTATGAATTTTGGAATTGCAAGTGTTGCAGGAATTACAGTGATCTGCTATCTGGCCGCTATGGCCGTCAAAGCAACAGAGGTTGACAATAAGTGGCTGCCGGTGATCTGCGGCCTAATTGGGGGCATTCTTGGCGTTGTGGGAATGTTTTACATGCCTGACTTCCCGGCTGCCGATATCATCAACGCAGTGGCGATTGGTATTGTCTCCGGACTGGCTGCGACTGGTATCAACCAGGCGTACAAGCAGCTGACAAAATAAGCTATTGCGATATCGCAACGGTTGTAATATCATAACTTTTTCTGGGCCTGGGATTCCGGGCCCTTTTCTTTTTATGAAAGGATAAACCATGAATATAGTAAAAGATTTCATAGATTCTGCAACAAAATGGAATGGATATTTAGAGAAAAAAAGCAATAAGGACTTGGATAGCTTCACGGCTAATGCGGGCAAGAACAATTATACTTGTTTTTCCAGGGACTACCAGAGAGACACCGGCCTGAATCTTCAGGGGCAGCCGTGGTGTGCGATGTATGTATCCGAAGTATTTGTCCAGGCATTCGGCCTGAATACTGCAAAGAAGCTCCTGTGCGGCGCTCTATATCATTATTGCCCTACCGGCGTTAATCAGTTCAAGGCTGCCGGCAGATGGCATAAGGTTCCAGAACCGGGAGATGTGATCTTCTTCACGAACGGAACCCGCGCATATCATACGGGAATTGTGACGGAAGTAACGTCTAGCCGAGTGAAGACTATAGAGGGCAACACTTCGGTAGCCAGCGGAGTAATAGAGAATGGTGGTGGAGTCTGCCGAAAGTCTTACGCATTGGTTGAAAGTAAGATTATGGGATATGGCCGCCCGGACTGGAACAGCGCGAAACAGCCGGCAGAGCAGCCGAAGAAATCCGGCTGGGTACAGGAGGACGGCGGCTGGAGATATTACAACGGTGATACCTGCCAATATGTCCGTAACGATTGGGTACAGGACGGCCAGGACTGGTACTGGTTCGACGGCGCCGGCATGATGGTACGAAACACCTGGTACCGGTATAAAGATGCGTGGTACTATCTGGGTGATGATGGGGCCATGTGCACAGGCCAGGTAACGGTGGACGGCAAGTGGTACATCATGGACAACGCCGGACGCATGATCGTCGAGCCAGTGACGCTGACGCCAGATCGGGATGGAGCGCTACGGTGGCCGGGGCTGGCCGAGTAACAGAATAACAGAATAACAGAATAACGTAGATCAAGCCTTGGGATATCCCGGGGCTTTTATTGTGTGCAAAATGCACGGAAAGGATTACGACTATGAGACTACAGCTTGTTAAACAGGGAGACTTTTTAGGAACGAAGTGTGATTTTTATGTAAATGAAACCGGTGATATTTTCATGAGCAGAACCCAGATAGGATACGCCTTGAAGTATAAAAATCCGAGCAAAGGTATAGAAGACATACATAACAGACACCATGACCGACTTGACACCATGAGCGTAAAAGTTGACCCCCTCAGTTTGCAGGGGTCAAATCCACATTACAGGAATGGCGAAAGAGCCTATATGTATCCCGAAAAAGGAATATACGAAATCTGTAGGTATTCCAGGCAAAAGGTTGCTGGGGATTTTTATGATTGGGTTTATGATGTTATTCAGTCCATCAAAAAGAACGGTTACTACATCGCTTCCGAGAAAGACGAGAAGTGGCTGGGAATCCGTCAGGAGACCAAAGAGGTACGCAAGGCCGAGACGGATCAGATCAAGTTATTCGTGGAATATGCAAGGGCACAGGGAAGCCAGCATGCAGACCGGTATTATGTGTCACTGACCAAGCTCATAAACCGCAGATTAGGCATAGAGAGCGGCGGGAGGGACAAGGCAGACCAGAGGACGCTGATGCACTTAAAATCACTGGAAACGGTGGTGGAGCTGCATCTGGTCACGCTGATGGCGGAGGGGCTGCCATACAGGGAGATATATCAGGGCGTGAAAAAGTTTATCGAAGCACTGTAGGAATCTCATGGCTGAAAATTCAGCCGCCAGTTGGAGGGGTAAGAAAAGGGCGGTCCGTAGTGGGCCGCCTAATTATCATTTCTTTTAGTTCTGTTTTCCTTCGAAATATATTCTTTCAAAACCATGTTGACATACTGGCTGAATGAACGATCATCGTTTTCTGCCATTTCCTTAATTTTTTCAATAATATCAGCGTCTAAAGTTATGCTTACTTTTGATTTCAATGGTTTCATGATTTTACCCTCCGTATCCTACAATATAGCATTATGTACGACATAATATTGTTAAGTAGGATAAAGTATGATAAAGTAGTATTACATAAAGGCGAAGATATTATTCTTAAGGGGTGATATGGAAATGGAAGAATTTGAGCAAATACTGGCAAAGATGAGAGAGCGTGGAATCATACCGAGAATCCACTATGAGCTGATGGCGATCCGGGTGCTGGGGGCAATTGTTGCGGTGCTGATCGGCGTGGGGATTGTGTGGGTGATGGTAAAATAATGAAGCGGCCTGTGGTAGCCGCCTATTGACAGAAACGGCTCCGTGAACTATACTATATACATAAGGTCGTGGGAAACCACGTGGATTGAAATAAGTCATATTATATTTACAAGCGTTCATAGGAAAAGGCGGCTCATAACGAGCCGCCTAACTATTTTCTTCCCGATACTTGCGTATCCTCATGGCATTGATTGTTGGAGTGTCTGATCTATAAGCCCCTTTTGTGTATGGCAGGCACATGTTAACGCACGACTTGCTTATTTTTAACTCCTTGGCAATTTCCTGTGTGCTTTTTCCCGTCGCATATAATTCCATTACCCGCCTCGAAATCTCATTTTCATACGCACCTGCTGTAATAAGTATCTTTTTAACTTTCCCCTTGCTGATTCCAAATTTATAAGATACTTCGTTGAGCGACTGAAGACTTTCATATGCTTTAACGATTTCAGCGTAATTCATATCATACATTCTTTCGTCGATTATCAGTATAAGGTGTGTTTTTGCGAATACACCAGTTACGGCCTAGTTTCTTAGCAGGGAGATTTCCCCTCAATATTTTCTGGCGTACAGTATCAGGAGATACTTTTTGCATATGTGCATATTCTGCCAGACTTACATACTCAGCCTCTTTTTCTTCGTGAAGTTCCTCACCTAATATTGGGTAATAGTCATATTCTGGCAGACCTCTGTGCTCGGCAACAATCTTCCCCTCAGCATCAAGCCAGCGCATCCTGACAAGGCCGTTATTGTACTGCATGATGGCCGTGGCCTTAATGATCCCTTGCCACTTTGGCGTCTTTAGAATCTTGTATCCATTGCTTCCTATGTCATAGGAAGCCTGTTTGTAGCTGTCTGCAAACATATCTGTATACATTATATTTCCTCCTCATCTCCCTATCCTTCTTCCGGCAGGGTGTTATTGTCACGTTTTTCTGCTATTTTTGCATCTACTTGCTTCCTAAACTCTGCATCGCTGATGAGGGTATCAGAAACAGCCCATATTGTTTTCTCACCTGGAACTACTAATTCATAATAGCTGTAATACCACATTAGGTCATCTTTGTTTTTCCGCATGTAGTCCAGACCTTCTTCCTCTGTCTGGAATTCCTTAATCAATACGTGTCCTTCTCCTACTAATTTTATCATGGTATTTCTCCTTATTGTATTATTGTACTACGTTATCGTAGCATTGCAAAGTTTAAATTTGGCTCTTTAAGAGCCTTGTCAAAATATAATTTTCATGTTATTCTATTGATAGATGGGGGAGCGGTGGCAAGCCCGCCCTCCCTTGTCTTTTCTCTTAAGCCTATTCTGTAGGTTTATTTTTTTGTTTCGGTTTGTATTTCTCTTCTCCGGTTTCGATAAAAAGGATAAAATCATTTATATCTTTTTCATTCCACCCGGCGTCTCTCAATCCTAAAATTAATCTTGCCGCTTCTGACATGTTCACGTTCATATGACCCTCCTTCCTCCGGCTTGCCTCGGCGATTAGTTAAGATGTTCTTTAACTATTTTTATTATATCATATAGCGCACTATATGTCAATGCAATTAGCGCACTAATTTAAAGCTTATTTATGCTTTCTAAAGTACGTAGTTATCTTCTGGCCATTCAAAGGAGGTTTATTCCATTCAACCTCACGATTAAAACCAAACTCTTCCATGCATTCACCAAAAGTCATGTTAAAATGTTCTTCAACTACTTTACTTTCAATCCATTCGTTTCTATCCCATGCTTTTCGTCAAACATAATTCTCCCTTACTTCCTTATTCCCTTAAATTTAAAATTTTATTTACTTTCTCATCTATCGCATCCATATAGAATTGTCGCATACTTGGATATCCTGCTTTTTCAGCAGCTTCCTCATACTTCTGGTATTCTTCTGGTCTAACTCGAAATCTGATCTCTTTTAATTTTTCCAGATATTTCATTGTGTATTCTTTTTGCTTTTCGCTATATGCCATATTTAAGCCCTCCTTTTATTATAGTGTAACAAAAAATAGTTTAGCGCGCTATATACATACTGCACAATATTAGTGCGCTAATTTTAGCGAATGTGTATATTGAAATATAGGGCGCTATAGTATATAATAAGATCATAAGGAACAGGAAAATAAAAAAACAAGGAGAAAACAAAATGAAAAAATATAACTTAAGTAGTATAATGAAAAGAGCATGGGAACTGGTTAAGAAGGCAGGCACTGCGATGAGCGAGGCTCTCAAGCAGGCATGGAGGGAAGCTAAAGAAACGATGAAAGAACTGAAAGGGACCCCGAAGCAGATCGCATGGGCTGAAGACATTCGTAATACTGCCATAAAATATGTAAAAGAAGGAAAAGAAGTGTGGGGAAAATATCCAGAGCTTCTAGCGGGATTCGAGTTCGTAGAAAATAGATTCAGTCAGCTTTTTGAGATGCATGACGAAGCAGTATTCTACATTGAAAAAAGAAATTTTTTCTCCAAAGATAACATCAAGGAGAAAGTAAATGACATTGCAACAAAAAATGTTAAGAAAAACAATATGGCCGAGGGGCATATTCTTGGATGATGTCACATACTGCCCTTTTTCCTGCTTTGCGTCACACCACGGTCCGAAAAACGTTATATAAGTATGCTCATATCAGCAGGGCGGCAGCTCCCCCATTAGCTCCGCCCTATCTCCTACATCAGCCGTCATTTGGTATCTGGTATCCGCTGTGTCAAAAACCACATAGATGATATATCCACATCGATTATCATTTCCGCCATCTCGCGGATCTCCTGGTATTTTGCATTTTTGACAGCCTGGGCATGGCGCTGGTAGGTCTCAATTATCTCAAAAAATAATTCATCTGTTCGGTTCATCTTTTCATCTCCATTCAGTTATATTATTTCACTTGATTATTTTGATTAGGCGGCCTGTTTGGTACCATCTAAATGCATAAGCATATTGTATCATTCTCTGACTGCATTTTGACTGCATAACACTTAGTTTTGACTGCATTTAGTTAGTGATAGTTAGCGCGTGAAATATCTCAAAAAGCACGGTTTTAAGCCAAAAACAACGTAATTGCTAGATGTTAAAAACATGTACTGTTAAATCGTAATAAATTGTGGTAATATATTAAGAAAGAGCTTAAAAGGAGATGCCATATGGTTGACGAGGCCGTAGCATTTGCGATGAAGGCCCATGAGGGGACCTTCAGGAAAGGGACTAAAGTTCCCTATATCGTCCATCCGCTGGAGACGGCAGTGATTGTTTCCATGATGTCGGAGGATGAAGAACTGGTTTGTGCGGCGCTTCTCCATGATGTCGTGGAGGATGCGGGAGTATCGGAGCAGCAGCTGGAGACGTTATTTGGCCAGCGGGTTACGGCATTTGTGATGGAAGAGACGGAGGATAAGACAAAGTCGTGGAAAGAGCGCAAAGCGGCGACGCTTAAGCATCTGGAGACGGCGTCAAGGGAGAGCAAGATCCTGGTTCTGGGGGACAAGCTGAGTAATCTCCGGTGCACGGCCAGAGATCATATGGTAATCGGAGAAGCAATCTGGGACAGGTTCAATGAGAAGAGAAGGTCGGAACATGCCTGGTATTATAACGGTGTGGCGGAACGGATCAGGGAACTGTCAGAATATCCGGCATGCCAGGAGTATTTTGGGCTGTGCAGGAAGGTGTTTGGGGATTCGTGAGTAATCATTGGGCTGTCTGTCCTGTTACGGGGCTGCCGCACTGTGGGTCAAATGACCTGGGTGCGGCAGCCCCGTGATGTTGTTTCCCTGTTTTTACCGTTATAATGTATTTGCCCGGTCTGCAACATTTTTATTAAAGTTGATTACCTGATGTTCATAGGTTGTGCTCATCAGCGGAGACGTGATGATAAAGTCTGCAGTCGCTCTCGTATTGGCGATGGGAATATCGTAAACCTGTGCAATACGAAGCAGTGCCTTCACATCGGGATCGTGGGGCTGAGCGGTCAGCGGATCAGAAAAGAAGATAACCAGGTCGATTCTTCCTTCTACAATCTTTGCGCCGATCTGCTGATCACCGCCTAAAGGACCGCTATTGTAGCCCTTTACGGACAGGCCTGTCTGATCCGTGATCATACGCGCGGTGGTGCCGGTTCCGCACAGCGTGTGCTGGCTTAAGATGTCTTTATGTTCTTTGCACCAGTCGATGAGAGCGTGCTTTTCATTGTCATGGGCGATGAGAGCAATATTTTTCTGTTTCTCCAGTGTCAGTGTGATAAAATCTTCCTGTATCATAAAATTCCTCCTTTAAAATTGTGGCTTTTGATCTTTTGTCTGTTTTTCTTTCAGTTTCATGATCTCTTCCATCATAAATGATTTTCAGGTAATTGGATAGTGGAAAATGGTAAAATCTTTCTAAAAAACAAATTGTAATGGTGCGACAGGTATTGTAGGAAAGATTTAAGGAATTTAAATGCCATCCGCCCGGAATCTATGCTATACTTATAGCAGACAGATGCTTGCGGAGGTGGGAAATATGAAGAGTATTAAATGGAAGATTCTGAGACGAATCGGGGCTTTTGTGCTGGCTGCCGCACTGGTGGCAGGCGGACAGCCCTTCTGCTCCTGCGCTGATGAGGCAGCGGCAGAGGAAGAGATCGGTCCGGGAATTATTCCGAAAGTGAAGCCTGAGGATTTGACGCCGCTGGTGGTGAGTTACAGCACCTATCAGGACAGTGTGGGCTGGAGCGAGGTCAAGGCCGACAACGATCCCTTAAAGGTTCAGACAGGCAGTTTTGCCAGTGCCATCCGCATGACGGTTTCCGGACAACCGGAGGTCTTAAAGGGAACTCTGGCCTATCAGGTGAATATTACAGGTAAGGGCTGGCTTGACTGGGGAGAGAATGATGTGGAGATCGGAGCGGCTCCGGAACAGCTTCCAATTGAGGCCGTAGCCATGAAATTTACGGACAGGCTGGCAGAGTATTACGATATCTATTATTCCGTTTGGGAAAATGGTGCATGGACGGAATGGGCCATGAACGGAACGGCGGCGGGAGCGGAGGGCTCCGGCATCCGGGTGGAAGGCTTAAGAGCCGCGGCTGTGTTAAAGGGGGCTGAGCCGCCGGAGATGAAACCGGAGGAAATTGATCCGACAAAGCCCATGGTGGCTCTTACCTTTGACGACGGGCCGAGCACGCCTGTGACCACGAGGATTTTAGACAGCCTGGAGGCAAACGGCGGGCGCGCCACCTTTTTTATGGTGGGAAACCGGGTCCCTGGAACTCAGGCGGTGGTTCAGCGCATGAATGCACTGGGATGTGAGGTGGCAAACCATACATACGAACACAAATATCTGACCAAGGCAGGAGATGCAGGAATCCGCTCCCAGGTAGGGCTGACTAACCAGAAAATCACTGAGGCATGCGGAGTGACACCGACATTAGTAAGGCCGCCGGGAGGTTTTTATAATCAGGCGTCCCTGGATACCCTGGGTTCCATGGGGATGGCTGCTGTTATGTGGGATATTGACACTCTGGACTGGAAGACAAGAAATGCACAGAATACGATCAATGTTGTTCTGAACCAGGTAAAGGATGGGGATATTGTGCTGATGCATGATATCTACAGCACGTCGGCGGACGCCGCGGAGGTGATAATTCCGGAACTGGTGAACAGGGGATATCAGCTGGTAACGGTCAGCGAGATGGCCCAGTACCGGGGCGGAATTCAGGCCGGACACGTATATAACCGTTTCCGGCCCTGAGGATTTTCCTGTAATCTTAACTTGGTATAATACTTTGAAGTGAATATGTAATGGATAAGTCTTTTCTGGAATACGCTTTTTTGAAATTCTGGATTATCCGCTTTAATACCATCTCTCCGTTTTCATAGGTGGCTGTCGGAAGCAGCATGAGGTACTGGCTGACGCTGTACCGGCTGTAGATGTCGCCCCGGCGGAGAGAGGTGCGGATGGACTCACCCAGTTCATCCATGGCCCTCGTCTGTACGGAGGGCTTTAATAATTCGCCCTTTAAGTTGCTGATGGTGATCAGGCATAAAAAGATGGAATCACCGGTACGTTCGATGGCGCGTGTCTCCAGCTGGTAAACATCACGGAATACGGAAGGCTCACAGCAGAATGCGCCCTTTTCTTTGGCTCCTTCCATCAACGTCTCCTGGATCGTGCTTAGATCCATGGTGATGCCGTGCTTTTTGTCGCTGATCAGTTTATAGAGCTCTTTAAACCGCGTGGATGGAGTGATGGCGAACTCATTGTAGAACATGTCATTGACGTGCTGATAATGTTCCATAGCCATATACTGATTGCCGCTCTGGTAAAGAGCGTAGATCAGATAGTAATGGGCATCCTCTTCATACTGGTCGATGGCGATGGCCTGCTGGCAGACATCGATGATCGTGGGATAATCCTTCTGCTCGTCAAGCAGCAGCAGCGTCCGGTGAATCAGATTCTGATAGAGGGTATGGTAATAGGTATGGATCGGTACGACCCAGGATTCCCATTCGGATTTCGGAAGAAAATTACCCTTATAAAGGGATACCGCTTCTAAACAGAGGGAGAGGCATTCCTCACTGTTGATATCAGTTGACTCGGAACGAAGACACAGATCCTCAAACCGGTCCGTGTCGGTGATGGTGGTCAGTTCTTTTGTCCAGCCGTAGGCTTTCCGGTTTTGCGTGATTAAGTCCTGAGGTGGAATTCCCAATGGCTCTAAAAGCTTCCGGACACGGAACATCAGGGTCTTCAAAGCGCCGGCCGGGTTATTGCTTGCCTCGTCCTTCCAAAACAGATCGATCAGCTCCTCAACCGGAATGTTGCGGTCGCGGAACGTAATTAAGTACTCCAGCAGACTCCAGGGCTTTTTGGACTGGTTGTTTCGGTCCATGATCACCTGGCTGCCGATCGTTATGGAAAATTCAAACCCCTTCGGTTCCAAC